TTCACTTTATATATCTTTTTGCTCAGCGAATTAATGACAAGATATTCCCCGGTCTCCAGCTGGCAGTTCACATGGTACTTGTGGCTGCCGATCAGAATCTCCGGATTTTCACAGGGGCCATAAACTACCATTTCAAAATCTGCATCCGAGATAGCTTCGTTCAACAGGATCCGGCTCGACATCCCATTGTAATAATCAAACGGATAATCATGTGGATAGTCCATGTTATTTCCGCTGCCAGATGTTTCCTGTGGTTGGAAAATGTACTTTGATTCGTAGATCCAGTCTTCACCATCCGGTAGAATTTCAACTTCCACCAGCATCTTTCTTGTTTCCAGATATTTATCTGATGTATTGTTTTTTGCAATAAAACATCGCAAATATCCCGAACCAACATAGAGTCTTCCCGACATTCCAGCAAGAACATCTGCATCAAAAAAATCTGATAAGGTGCTGACCTGATGTAAGCAATCCATTTCAGATTTTGCAGATACTATGATATCGGCATTACGCTTTGCCGATTTTCTTTTTCCTGTCATCCTCGGGCGCCCGTCATAACTGTCCATAGAATAGTCCCATTCATAATTCAGCAATGAATATTTTTTGGCCATTTTATATGGTTCACGATCCAAATAAATCCTGCTGCCATTCCTGTTCTGATAAAAGATGTCCATTATGCCATGTTCACCCCTCTCACAAATCTTCCAAGTTCCCGATTATTGGCTCTGAAAGTAAATCCAGCACGCTCGAATGCATCTACTGTGGCATCTGCCAGACGCTCATAGTTAAATATTACACTTCTGTTTTGATCAACCAGTTCCATACTCTGATTCTGATAGAAAGTACTTTCTCCAGCAAACATGGTATTAATATCCATACTTCCAACGGTCTCCATACTCAACACTTTCATTGACGTCTGCACCGGTTTCAGGTTTCTTTCGATACCTGCTGCAAGACCAAGATCGATCATTTTTCCGACTTCCAGTTCAAAAACTCGTGATGGCGAATGAATACCAAGTGCCTCTTTTGCAGCATCCAAAGCATTTTTAGCAACATTCTTTGCCGCTGTTACCAACTTTCCAATTCCACCTGTGATACCATTTACTATACCTTTAATAATATTGGTTCCAAGTTCTCCCCAATCGACATCTCTGAAATTACTTTTGAACGAATCCACCGCCTTCTTGACTGCTGACGGAATATTTGTAATCCCATTTATAAATCCAGCTATGATTTTTAACAGCATAGATCCACCCGATGACACAAGCTTTGGGAAATTTGAAGCAATTGTGCTTATCATCTGTCCCAGCAATGTGCCGATCTGAGTTAAGAAATAGGGAATATTCTGTATAAAACCAACTGCAAGTTTTCCGACTATCAAAACACCAGCCGCAAGAATTTGAGGAACCGCTTTTATAATCACCGTCAAAATCTTTCCAATCAATTCGCCGACCGTTGCCATCATATGACCGTCTCCCTGCCCCCAGCCAGCTATAAATTCTTCCACAGAAGCTATACCTTCCGCTAAAATTTGCGGTAGAGAAGTTTCAATCCATTCAATTGCATTATCGAGGAAATTATTGACCGTATCTTTCCATCGACCTTTATTTTCCTGCCAGCCTTGTATAATGTTACTGATAATCTGTTTCCCGTTTTCGATCAATAATGGAATTGCAGTTGTGATAAATGTTCCGATTGCACTAGGAAGCTGTGTGATAATTCTTCCAATCGCCGGAATAAGATTCTGAAACAAAAATGTAGATGCGCTTGATGCCAGATCCATCATAGCCTGATTTACCTGATCCTGATTTCCAACCGACAGCTTTGCGATAAAATTTGTCCATGCTGCCTGCATCGTCCCAAATGATCCAGACAGAGTGCTTGCAGCTTCCAATGCCGTTGTTCCGGTAATCCCTAGGTTATCCTGTACAACCTGAATTGCTTCCGTAATATCTGCAAAACTATCAATAGAATAATCCGTAATAATGCCCTGCTGTTTATTCAATTTATTTGCATCCGAAAGCAAACGCTGCATCTCTTCTTTTGTACCACCATAGCCAAGCTTCAAGTTATCCAGCATCGTGTAATTCTGCTTGGCAAAGCCCTGGTATGCATTCTGAATATCCTGCATATTAGTACCCATCTTATTCGCATTATCTGACATCGCTATCAAAGCATTATTGGACAGTTCTGCAGCTTTCGCTGTATCACCACCTACACTGGACAGCATCGATGCCGCAAAGCTGGTAGTTGTCTCCATGTAGTCATTGGCAGACAGACCGCAGGTTCTAAATGCATTATTTGCATACTGGATCATCGTATCAGAAGATTCCTTAAATAAGGTTTCAATACCACCAATGCTCTGTTCTAATGCAGCTCCGGCTTCCACAGATGCTTTGATTCCTTCAACAACTTTTTTACCGATTTCAGCTGCCGCGACTATTTTCAGCATTTTCTTGGCAAATGATACACCGGCATTTTCTCCGCCTTTTTTCCCGGCCTCATCCCCTGCGTTTTCAACTTCTTCGCCCAGTTCTTTCCCGATTTCACTTTTTATTCCTTTTGTGGTCGGAATAATCTGCACATAAGCCTTTGCCAGTTCAGTTCCCGCCAACTCTCTCACCTCCTGCCAGCTGTTCCCACATATCCTCGAATAGTTCCGGTGTTGAAAATGTAGCAATGTCCTGCGCCGGATCCGCTTGTAGCATTTCAAGGATCATTTTTGGACGGTTTCTGTTCTTTGCCCCATCTTTTGTTTTCGCCCATAAAAGCAAAGAAAGCTTATCCACTGCTGATGCAAGTAACATCGTTTCAAGCGGATAAGCCATTTTATTCATCTTTAACCATATCCTCGCATTTTCTCTCAGCCCGACTGCAAATGTCGCGATCACGGTAGCCGGATATGACCGATAATCATATATTCCGTAAGTTTCTGCCAGGTCACAGACCAATGCCGTCTCATCTGTTGCCAGCATATCTGCGAGGATAATCAGTTTTTTGATTTATTTTTTGATTCAAAAATCTCCATTACTTCTGCGAGCATCTTCTGGGCTGATACCCGCCCATTTTCACTGCGTACATGGTCCTTTAATGCATCTCTCTGTGCCGGTCCCAGGAGCATCGTTACCATCTTTGTGGTCTTTCCATAATCACCATCATCAATATCCTGAAGTGTTTCCAGAAGTTCATAATCATCCAGCACCTCATCCTGTAATGAAAATTCAAAACCAGAGCTTGTCTTTCCTGTAAACATATGCTACTCTCCCTTTTTCAAAATATACTCATAATGCGTATTTCCGGAAGCATCTGGGACAGCAGTAACCGTGGTTGTATATCCAATGGCTTCATCTGCTTTATAAGTGATCTCGCCAACTTCCGTAATTGTTCCGTTCGGAATAACGATACGTTTCAATGCATTGTCTTTTAAAACCATGTCAATGACCCATGCACCAGCCTCCGCTTCACTTCCATTTGCCTTGATGGTGATACCGGTTTCCATATCCCCCGTTACGTTGCTGTCTCCGTACACTGTTTTAAGTACATCAATATTTAATCCCTCAATCAATGTAAAACCAAATGTATCCGGTTTATCTGACTGATAGGTAATTACAGTATCACCACCCCAGGCTTTGATCACATCTGTTTCCGGTGAATTACTGTTTGATACACCATCTTCACTGATGTAGCCAAGAGAATGGAACGCTGCATTCAGGGCCGTGCTGGCATCTGTTGGCAACGCAGTTCCTACGGGTGCCCTCGCAATCGCTCCGCCTACTTTTGGTTTACTGGTTGATACTTTTGTTGTGTCTGACATGTCTGTCCTCCTTAAAAATGTACCAGGTCAAAAACTGCCTGATACCGATATTTTTTTGTTGCTGTATCTGTAAAATTGTAATCTGAATTCAAACTGCATTTGCAGACTTCCGATTCATCCGCAATATCGCACATTGCTTGTTTCACAGCCTCATTTAATACAGCCGCCTGGTACAGGCTTTCTGCTGCTGACTGGATTGCCAAGGTCGAATAGCAGATATGATTCTCTTTCGAGCCACCAGTTTTTTCAATGATCACATAGCGCTCCGGCGGTTTTTCCGGAACTTCCATATATACCTTTTCTTTTACCCGCTGCAGCAGGTATTCCGAAACAATCGTTTCAATCATTTTCGCACCGCCTTCAAAAGCGTATTATTTTTCATATTATCTACACGGGCCGGAAAGCTGTCCGCATACACTTTCGCGACAATTCGTGTTGACTGTGTATAAGAGGCTGTCTCATATCCATCCCCGCACCGCTCTGCAATCTCCTCTGCATGGTTTCTGCAGATTTCAAGGATTTCCGGTGATTTTAGCAGCTGCTGACGGATAGCTGCCTGGTTCAATTCAATCATCACTTTCTGTGCCATAACATTCCACTCTCACTTTCTTGTTCCACCGAAGCGGGATCAGATGATCGAGCCCCTGAATCGGCATTCCGATTGTTTTCCATCGTCTTCCAAAGAACTCCACTTCACTGTTTTCCCACTCGTGGGTATCGCCTTTTGGAATTGCAAGCGTATATACTGCTTTTCGTCCGGTCAGATTCAATGTGTCCAGAATCTCCTGTTCTTGCGCCGGCGCAATCAGCACATCTGCGATTTCTTCTCCCTTTTTCTCATAGATCGGACGATTAAACGCATCCACACCAATCTGTTCTTTTTTGTACAGAACAATCGTTATTCCTCTCATGCCTCACTATCCTCCTAATCTTCTACAAAAGGACCAGAAAAAGCAATCCTGCTGCCACATCCCAGAATCTTTTTATCCAATTTTGTCAGATAAAGTTCTCCTGCAGATCCACTTCCAAGGCTCCATGTCTGAGAATATCCAAGTGCGGATATCGTTCCCTGCGACGCTCCAATCGGTACATCCTGATCCGTATTATTTCTGATCATCCGTACTACCATGTTACAGGAAACAACTTTTTTTGCATCGTCAGAAGCATTTCTCCCGTAAGTATCTACAATAACCGCTGCATCCTCCAGTAATGACCTGCACCAATCTATCTCATCCAGTGACAAAGAACATCCGCATCGTTTTTC